ATCAAATACCTCACTTGGTTTAGCATATACATTTTTAATAATATGTGTATATGAAAATGAGTGAATAGTTTCAAAATATGACCAAGCCGTACAAAAAGCCTCAATCTCAGGATTAGTTAAATCTTCCATTAAATGTGGAATACCTCTACTTTGAATTGAATCGAGTAGTATTTGATATTTTAAGTTAGTGGTAAAGATAAACTTCTCATGGTCTGATAACTTTTGGAAATCTAACTCAGAGTCGTATAAAGAACTAGACTCAGTTATAGATAAGAAGTTAGATGTAGTTTTAGAAGAAAAGTTAAACCCCGCCCAACCTCTATTTGATAATTATAGAACCAATAGCGTAGAGCCTAGTATAAAATATCAACAAGCGTATGAACGGTTAGAAGTTGTAAACAGAGCTGTTAATATGGTGGTGGATGACACCTCCTCTATCCCTTTTAGGGTAGGAGATAAGCTAAACATAACAGCAGGAGCGGAATTAAGCCAAAACCTAAGGCCAGCTACTGTTTTTAGTCTGTTAAACCTGCAACCTAATGCCTTTCAGGATGTCAACGCTTTTCGTAGAAATCTTCTAATAGATTTAATTATAGATGGAAATTGCTTCATTTACTGGGATTCGGCAAACAAAGAGGTATACCATCTGCCAGCAACAAAGATGGATATAGTTGCTAGCGAAAAAACTTATGTAAAAGAGTATACGTTTCAGTCTAAGATAAAATTTTCACCAAAAGAAATTATACACATAAAAGACAACTCTTTTTACTCTATCTATAGGGGAGTCTCACGACTTAGACCAGCCCTAAGAACCATTCAGCTAATGTTATCTATGAGAGATTTTCAGGATAATTTCTTTAAAAACGGGGCGGTTCCTGGGTTAATAATTAAAACTGATAATACGTTATCAGAGAAAATAAAACAAAGACTGAGAGAGTCCTGGACTACCACATATAATCCTAAAAGCGGCGGAAGACGTCCAATGATTTTGGATGGAGGCACGGACGTAAAAGCTATAAATGATGTCAACTTCAAGAATCTAGACTTTCAAAATGCTATCGCAGAAAATGAAAAAATACTTCTTAAAGCTCTAGGAGTGCCTCCAATTCTATTAGATAGTGGAAATAATGCAAACATTAGACCAAATATGCGTCTGTACTATCTAGAGACTGTAGTACCTTTAATGCATAAGTTTACTAGTGCTTACTCTAGGTTTTTTGGCTATGACATTACAGAGAACGTAACCAATATTTCAGCATTACAACCAGAATTAAATGAACAATCGGACTACTATGCTACTCTAGTAAACACTGGAGTTATAACACCTAATGAAGCCCGACAAAAGTTGGGGTACACAACATTAGAAGGCCATGATGACTTACGTATTCCTGCAAACATAGCAGGATCGGCCTCTAATCCAAGTGAGGGTGGCAGACCTAATGAGGAGGAAGTTCAGTGAGAATAAGAAGAAAGGTTTCTGCAGCATTAACTTTATTAGAGTTTATGCAAGAGCAAGATAAAATACTCACGGAGTACGAATACAGACAAAATCAAGAAGCTCCCTTTCGATGGGCGGAAGTTAAAAAACTGTTTAGAACTTGGGAAAGAGCCTTATCCACTATCAAAGATGCATATCCAAAAGAGTACGAGGAGTTGAGTAATAAGAAAGCTTCTAGTGGCATAAAAGAAAAGCTACAAAAAGCCTCAGAAAGAAGCAAAGCCGTAGGAGCGTAATATGGCTACTAAAGTATTTAATATAACTTCCAGCTTCAAGTCTATGGTGGAAGAGAGTGGGGAGCTAAAAATTAGAGGCTTAGCAAGTACCACTGACTTAGACCGAGCAGGAGATTTAATACCAGCAGAAGCTTGGTCTAATGGAGGGTTAGACAATTATTTAAAAAACCCTATAGTTTTGTTTAATCATAACTACAACAAACCTATAGGAAGGGCTTTAAAAGTTACTCCCAGCGGAAGAGGTTTAGAGTTTGAAGCTGTTATTAGCTCTGCTTTTGGGGAGATTTATAGTTTAATTAAAGATGGCGTTCTTGGGGCTTTTTCTGTTGGTTTTCGCATCAAGGACGCTGATATTGTAGAAGAAACCGGCGGTCTTAGAATAAAAGATGCTGAATTGTTCGAGGTTTCGGTAGTGTCCGTACCCTGTAACCAAGCAGCTACTTTTTCTATAGCAAAATCATTTGAGTCGGAGACTCAATATCAAGATTTTGTAAATTCTTTCACTAATAGTGCAACTCTAGCTGGTCAGTCTCTGGCTAAGGGCGAAGAAAATTCTTCAAATGTAGCTAGCGATGCACCAGAGGGCGATAAATTCGCTAATTCGGAGAAAAAAATGGATCCTAAAGAAGTTGATCTAGAAGCTTTTGCACAAACGGTGGCTGAAAAAGCTGCTGCTGATGTTACTGCTAGTCTTGCTATGCAGCGTGCAAAAGAAAAAGCTGCTGCAGAAGCAGAAGCCAAAAAAGCACAAGAGGAAGAGGAAGCTCGTAAAGCTGCTGAGCAGGTAATTACGAAGAGCCTTGAATCTGGTACAGAAAAACTGGTTGCTGATTTTCAAGCAAAAATTAACGAAAGAGACGCTAAATTTGATGAGGCGCTGAAGCAGTTTAAAGAAGACCTCAAAGCTAAAGAGGAAGAGCTAAAGCAGCTGCGTGAGTCTAAGCGTGTCTTTTCTCAAAACTCCTCTGACAGCAAAAAGGCTGTACAAGATAATGCCAAAGAGCTTGCCTATGCTCATGTGTTCAACACTATTACCAATAAGGGCTGGGACAACCCTTATTCTTCTGAAATTCTAGAGAAGGCTGGTGTAGACTATACGGCAAGAGCCGCGGATATTGATCAAGAGGTGGCTTCCTTTATCGAAAAAGAGGTTATGCATGATCTTAAAGCAGCAAGACTCTTCCGTGAAGTACCAGTAAACTCATTTGCTACTGTTCTTCCTTTGCAGCTTGATACTAATATGGCTGTATGGGCTAAAAATAACGCAGTAGAAAACTTCTCCAGCCTAGAAAACCGTGAAGACTCTCCTACCTCAGAGACTTATGAGCCCGGCCAGGTTATTCTAAAAGCCTATCGTCTGATTTCTACTACCTTCATGGATAATGAAGTAGACGAGCAAGTTCTGATCAACCTAATGCCTATGCTCGTTGACGGTATTGCTCGTTCCCATGCTCGTGCGGTAGAAAATGCTATTCTTAACGGCAATGGAGCCAGCATGGACGGCCTAACTAACATCGCAGAAACTATTGCTGCAGGTAGTCAGCTTTCTATTGGTTCCTCCGATAAACTGACTGCTGACGACCTTCTGCTTGCTCGTCAAGGCATGGGCAAATACGGAATGGATCCGATGAGTGTTGTTTATATAGTATCTCAACAAGGTTACTATGACCTCCTAAACGATGCTAAATTCCAAACTCTAGAAGAGGTCGGCTCAGATCTTGCCGTTAGAGTAACAGGAACTATCGGAGCTCTGTATGGTAGTGCTGTTATTACTTCTGATGAGTTTCCGGCAATTACTCCCGGAGCGGAGGCTGCTTACGTTGTCAATACTAGAAACTTCGTAATCCCCCGTCTTCGTGGTGTTCGAGTAGAGCAAGACTACGAAGTAAAAGAGCAGCGCCGCGTAATTGTAGGCTCTCAGAACCTTGGCTTCAATCAGCTATTTACTCCCAATACTGGTCACGCAGCTGCGGTTTCAGTGCCTTACAAAGCTTAATAGCTTTTGCGAAGCCCTCTTAGGAGGGCTTTTACTAATATACTTATGAGTGATTTAATAAGCTTATCCGAGTATAAAGACTATGAGGGAATCATAGACTCTACTAATGACGATTTAAAAATTGCTATGCTTATTAAATCTGTGAGTAGATTAGTAAAAAATTATTGTGCAAGTAGTATAGTAGATTATTACAATAATGATAAGATAGAGCTAATCTCTGTATCTATTCCTAGCGTTAGAGTATTTTTAACAGAAAGCCCTTTAATTAGTGTTACTCAGGTAGAAGTAAAAACTACTAATACAGAACCTTACTACGTATTAGACCCCTCTCTATACTCTGCGGATTTTTTAATAGATGCCTTGGTAAGACATGATTCCTCAGGGTCCCCTAGACCCTGGGAAGAGGGTATTAATAGTGTAAAAGTGTCTTATAGAGCTGGGTACGAGTCTTGCCCAGAAGACCTAAAACTAGCTGTTATTGACTTAGTAAATTATTACAAATTAGATGAGCATAAGACTAGGCAGTCGGTTTTAAGCGCGAACAAAGAAAATTACGTAGTAACAAAAGATTTTCCAGAGCATATAAAGAGAGTTCTTGACTTATATAAAGTTCACGTATAATGTCTGCAGCAGATCAAAAAGCTTTTTTAGAGAAAGTTGAAAAAATAATGCTCGGCACCTCTAGAGAATATAGAAAGCTGACCAATAAAAGACCCCAATTAGTAACATTTACTACCGCGGCTGTTAGAAAAGGTATAAGAAGCAGACTAGTCAAAGAATTTCCAGACTCACCTGACTTCGTAGAAAGAACTGTACGAGAGCTAAACGGACCTATATTCTCGCTCATCAACAAACTTAAAGCTAGAGTAAAAGCCAGAGGCTTCCAGGTAGTAAGGGAGTCTAAGTCTAGTATAGTCTTCTTAGTGACTTCAGATAAAAAAGATGAAGATAACTTTAACAAAGCATATAATATATATAAAGAGCTCTTAAAGGATCTAGCCTCTGATGTCTATTCCAAGGTAGCGTCAGCCAACAAAAGTACAAGCAATATAAAAGCTGGCAAGTTATGGAACTTAGAGCATAATTTAGACAAGGGAGTATTAGAGACCTATCTAAGAGACCAGATCTTAGACGTAATAAATAAAGAACAAAAATATTCATTTTCTGAGCTAGAGGCTACTTTGGTTAAAAATAAAGCTGGAAAAAGGTCGCTAAAAGTCATTAGAAAAGATACTTCTAACACTATGGAAATATTTTTGGGGTCTCAGCCCGATAATAGAGAAGAAGGTAGCGTTAGTAGATCTAGAAGAGATAAATTAGCTAAAGCTTTACGTAAAGCTATTATAAAGCTAGAAAAACATAATAAAGCCCTCAGTACGATGAAAGGATCAGACAGCCTATTAGACGTTCTCAGGAAAAAGACAATTAAGGTTATACGTAGGGCTTTTGGCAAGAAAAAGAATATAAAAGTAAACACTAAACAAAATACAAAAGTAAAAAAAGGAAGCAGGTCTGCCAGTATAGAAAAAAAGAATAAGGTCCAACCAGAAATAACTTCTATAGCTAAAAAAACAAAAACAAAAAGACCAAAAGCTCCAAAAGTAGAAAGGGTATCCCTGCTAGGTATTTTAAATGAAAAAATAAACGAAACTGTTGCAAAGAACATGGGCAGCCCCGCGCTAAACTATAGAACCGGTAGATTTGCCTCTAGTGTTAGAATAGTGGATCAAGTTACTACTCCAAAAGGTTTTACTAGCGTAGGCTATACGTATCAAAAGTACCCATACCAAACTTTTGAGCCTGGTTTTGCTCAAGGAAGTCAAGACAGAGACCCAAGGAGGCTAATAGATAAGTCTATTAGAGAGATTGCTATAAGTGTAGCCGTAGGAAGACTATACACTAGGAGGTTGTGATGCTTGACAACGCCAGAACATACACTTCTCGTAGGAGCGCAATAGTTTCAGCTTTGTGTAGGGAGCTTAAGAAGATAGATGGCAGAAACTCCTTTTTATCCGACCTAGGTAGAAACGTATACGATACCTTAAAGTTTTGGGACGAAGTAAAAACCTTTCCCAGTGTTCATGTGGTTTCCGGATCAGAGAGAAGAGAGTATCAGGGTAATGGGTTTAAGGATCGTTACTTAAATGTATCCATATGGGTTTATGTAGATAGCCCACATAACTCCACCACTGAGTTAGATAAGATTTTAGAAGATATTGAGACCGTTTTAGAAGAAAACTCTCAACTAGAATATACAGACAAACAAGGCAGCCTTCAAAGAACGCATTTAATAAACATAAATGAAATTGTTACCGATGAAGGAGCTTTAAATACAGAAGGCTTAGCCGTAGGAGAGATCCTACTAGAAGTCCGATACTAGAGAAACCGGCAAGAACAGAGGTTCACGACCTGGTTCTCAGGCTCTTAGGAGTGAGTTATGTCATTACAGTTTGCGCGTAATACAAAAGTTTTTGTTGAAAGTAATGGAAGTTACTTTCAAATTCCTATTCTAGAAGATTTCTCATTTTCTCAGGCCACTGCTACTTCCGAGATAACTTTGTCTGAGATGGAAAATAGCTTAGGCGACAGCCGTAGAGGCCGTACTCTTTTTACGGATAGCCTAGAGCCTGTGGAGTGGAACTTCTCTACATATATGAGACCCTTTAAGTCTCTTGGAGGGGCTGGTACCGGACCTACTTGGGGAGGTGCTGCTGGTGATCATCACTGCCCCGAAGAAGTTCTCTGGGCAAATTTTGTTAGCCAAGCTACTGGATTTACTAGAGCTACATCGGCTTGGGCACCTTCCGCGGCTGAGTCTAGTGCAGATAGTCTAGATATTAAATTTCAGTACTCCAATAAATCAACTCTTGGAGAGTTTACACTTTACTTTATTTTAGGGGGTTGTGGAGAAGGGCCCTCTTATGCTCGCAGCGAAGACGTAAAAATTTACGAAGTAGTACTATCCGTTGTAAACAGCGTATCTATTGACTTTGATATTGATGGGATTGCTACCATTAACTGGTCAGGATTTGGAAAAACTATTCGAGATATTGCTAGCTTAGATGTTACCGCAAATGCTATTGTAGAAGACTTGGACCAATCGGATAACTTTATACGAAACAGGTTAACCGCTCTTACTATCTATCCTAATGATCCATCTTTATACCCTATTGACGGTGCTACCGCTATTGATATCAGTTCTGTGACAGATGCGGGCCCAGATGCAGCTCTTACAACCGCAACCGCTCACGGACTTACTACTGGAGACGTAGTACAAATTACTGGAAACGACGATATTACGGACGAAGCTTATAAAGTAACTGTTGTAAGCCCAACTGAGATTACACTAGACGGATATACTGCGGCTGGTAGTGGAAGCTCTAATGGAACTGTAACTAGAATCTCTTATGATGTTACATTAACAGGTGGAAGTATTAGTTTTGAAAACAATATTACTTATCTTACGCCTAACACCCTGTGCTCTGTAAACGAGCCTCTAGGTCACGTTACTGGTACCCGTACTATTGGTGGTAACTTTACAGCTTATCTTGGGCTATCTGACGGGGGCGCTACGGGGGAGCTGTTCAAAGATCTTTCCGAAACTACATCCGTAGTAAGAAACTCGTTTGACTTGACATTTTCAGTGGGGGGTACTATCACTCCAAGGGTAGAGATTAATCTTCCCAACTGTCACTTAAATATCCCCGAACACCAAATTGAAGATGTTATTAGCCTAGACACAACCTTTACGGCTCTACCACAAAGCTTCGACGATGCCGACGAAGCTAGCATAAAGTATGTAGGTTCTTAATAGAGCTAAAAAGGGAGGGCGTAGCCTTCCCTATACCAACCTAAAAATAGTTCTTGACTTTTAGCTTATAAACGAGTATTATATATACTATAAAAATATTTTAGGGGTTAATTTTATGTCAACTGTTTCTCTTTCGTCTCTTATGCAGCCTTCCAAGACTGTGGAGTTAGACTTTCCGGGATACCCCGGCTTTAAAGTAAAATTGTGTTTTCTAGCTAGAGAAGAGCTTGTAAAAATTAGAAAAAAATGTACGACTCAAAAATGGGACCGAAAGACCCATCAACCGTCTGACGTTACAGATGACGAAAAGTTTTTGAGGGAGTATGTTAGTGCTGTCATTAAGGATTGGACCGGATTCAAGTTTTCTTACTTAGAAGAGTTTCTACTGGTGGACCTTAGTTCGGTTGATCCTGAAGATGAGCTGCCGTTTTCTGTCGAAAACGCATACGAGCTTATGAAAAATTCTGATACTTTTGATACTTGGGTAACGGAAGCCTCTCGTGATCTTGAAAATTTTACTGGAAGCAAGTAGCTGATGTAGACAAGCTACTTGTTCGCTTAGTAAAAGAGTCCGAATCTTCAGTCGATTTAGAAAAGTACTTGTCTATCTGTGAACAGTTAGGGCAAGAACCCGACCCCGATAAAATGCCACTTGAAACTTCAGAACTTCCTGAAGAGCTTCAAGTGGCATTTTTTGTACATAATTTACTATCAGATAGATGGGACGGAGCTTCTGGTACGTATTTAGGAAAACAATATTCGGAGTTTGATCTTGTATGCAACTTGTTGAATATTGACAGCCCAAGAGATACGTTTTTGTGGGTAAAAAGATACGATACACATCTAGTAAACTATAGGTTAGAAAAGCAGGAAAGAAGAAGAAAAGAGGAAGAGAAGAAAGCTAAGCAGAAAAGTAATTCTGCCGGAGGCAACCCTTTTGTCCATAACGTGAGTAACCATGAGCGATATTAATATTACTGCCAGCTTTACTATTAACGAAGGTAAAAGCTTACAAAAGCTAAGCGGTGCGGCCAACAGAGCCGCCGATGATGTTGGTAGAGTAGGAAAAAGCGCTCAATCTACAGATAGGCAGTTAAAGGGGGCGGCTCAGGCTTCTTCTAATACCACTAAAAACTTTTCTAAAATGTCTCAAGGAATTAGTGGGGGCTTAGTTCCTGCATATGCTACTCTTGCCGCTCAACTCTTTGCTATCTCCGCTGCTTTTCAATTTTTAAAGTCGGCAGGAGACTTAGCAGCGCTGGAAGCCGGTCAGGTAGCTTACGCTAGCGCTACGGGTGTAGCGCTCAGAACTTTGTCTAAAGATTTAGTTGAGGCTACAAGTAGGCAGATTAGTTTTACGGAAGCAGCAAAATCTGCTGCTATTGGTACGGCCGCTGGACTAAGCTCGGATCAACTAGTAAAGCTAGGTAAGGCTGCAAAAGACACCTCCATAGTTCTAGGAAGAGACGTTACCGATTCGTTTAATAGGCTTATAAGAGGTGTCACTAAGGCCGAACCAGAACTATTAGACGAATTAGGTATTATACTAAGGCTAGAAGATGCTACAAGGGAATATGCCCTAGCTATAGATAAGCCAGTAAAGTCTCTAACCGCTTTTGAGAGAAGCCAGGCGGTAGCAAACGACGTACTGGCACAGGCGGAAGCTAAATATGGGGCTGTTATGGAAACAATAAAACCTGCCCCAAACATTTTTAATCAACTAGGACAGTCTTTCACCGAAATAACTAGATCTATTAAAAGCTTTCTTGGTGTAGCTCTTAAGCCTCTGGCCCAGACTTTTATAGATTTCCCTATTGCTATTGCGGGCGGTATAGGTCTATTATTAAAGGGAGCTCTGACGGCGGCTGTACCATCGCTTAAAAACTTTAGCTCTAACCTCACCAGGGTCGCAGAAGACGCTCGCGAAAACTATAGAAGGTTAGATAGTCAGGCTAGAATTTTTAAGGAGACCACCGAATCTATTGATTTATCTAACCTGTCTGAGATACGTGCTTCACTTATAGATTTTGATCAAGGTACTCTTAAGGAAACTCTAGAAGACTTAGAGATAGATCCTAGAGAGTTTTCTATATTCGATGAAACCGTAACCAAAGATGCTATAAAAAGTTTCGAGGACCAGGTAAAAGCGGGTGAAGGGGCTTTTTATGGTTTAGCTAGAGAGTCTAAAGCTAGAATATTAACATCCGTTGACGGCATAAAAATAGCTACAACAGCTTCCGCTAGTCAAATTAGATCTACCTTTAATCAGTTAAATACTTCACTTCAAGGAACCTGGAATAGAATTTTGGCTGGAGCTCAGAGTGCGTTTTCTGGGGTGGCTATTGCCGCCTCAAAAGCTGCTGCTGTTATTTCAAAAGTATTTTTCTGGTTTGGTATTATAACAGCTGCTTTTACCTTAGGAAACACTGTACTTAATATTGTAAAAAGCTTTTTAGGCATAGAAGAGAAATTCGATAAAAATGCAGAAAAAGTAAAAAAATTAGAAGAAAGGCTCTCATCACTGTCTACAGAGTATAAGAACTTCGCAGAAGTTCAAAAAAAGATAGCAGAAGACAATACAATGGGAACTTATTTAGGCTCGTTGGGGGCCTTTATAGATTCTATTACTATAGAAGATCTTGAAAGTAGCATAGCTAATATTCAAAAGGAACTAGATTATGTTGACGGAGGGAATGCGGGAAAAGCTCTAAAAAAAGTAGCAGAAGAAGGAAAAGCTCTAAACAGTATCTATACTACACTAGCTAGCGTAATTCCTACTCTTGAGTACGACCCCGAAACAAACACTCAAAATTTTACTTTTAATAGAGGAGCAAAGCTACAAAATGAAGCACTACAAGAGTTTGAAAAAAGAGGCATAAGAGCCACGGCAATATACAACAAACTAAGCGAAGGGTCGCAAAAGTTTGTTGATATTTTAGGGCAGCAAATAGATTCGTGGGATGGTTTAACAGAAGCACAAAAGGAAAACGCAGGAACTGGGGCTAAAGCTTACATAGACTCTGTTAAAGACATTATATCTGGCAACTTTGATCAGGCCGAAAGTGTGTCGGAGTTAGCAGAGAGAGTTAGAAATCTAGGGGCTGCCTCTAGGGAGCTCGATAGAATATCTACAGACTCTGTAAGAGCTTTTTCTCAAATAAGCAGTAGCTTAGTACCTGACAGCAAGTACTCAGAGTTTATACGTTCCGCTAGAAACGAAATCAGATTACTTAATGAAGATATTTTAGGTTTAGATGGAGTGCAAGGGGAAAGTCGAGACAGGCTCTTAAAACAGCTTTTTACTAGGATAAAGCAGCTGGAAATAGTAGAAAACATACAAAAAAGAACTTATCAAAATACTTTAAATGAGATAGCAGCTAATACGGCACTAAACAAAATAACGCTCGGTAAAACTAAGTCTGAAGAGTCTAGGCTAAAAGCTTCACAAAAAATATCTGACATAGATAGAGAGATTAAAGAAGAGCAGAATAAGATCTTAGATATAAACAATACAATAGCTGCTGCCCGAGCAAGATTTCTTGAAGCAGAAGGGGACATAGCAGCTCAAATTAGAGAGATGATAGACGAGGAAAGGCAGGCTCTGGATATCTCTAAAGCTAAGATAAAAGAGTTAGAGAGCGAAAAGTCTTTAGCACAAGAAGTACTAGATATACTAAATGAGCAAAACGAAAGAAAGAAAAGAGGCTTAGAACTACAAACTAGAGACACGCAAAGATCTGCTACTCTAACTCTTTCTACTATAGGACTAGATCCAGATTTATCTGGAATAAGAGAGGTAGAGGCAGAAATAAAAAGTCTAGCTGACACCATATCTAACCAGGAAGTCAACATTGAAAACTTTAGATCTACGGATTCGGAGTTTGGGGAAGCAAACCTAGAAAACCTTAAAGCTAAAAGAGATGAAAATGCCGCCATACTTCAGCAGCTTAATTTTGAGCTAAAGCTCAAACAAAGAAGCCTAAAGTTCTCTATAGAAGAAACGAAGCTGGAAAACCAAAGAGCCGCTCTTTTAAGAAACTCCAGCGGCATAGAACAACAAC